ATGAAAAAAGAAGCTAAAGAATTAGCTGCCGAAACTGCAAAGCAGACCGTTCTTGAACTGATGAAGAACAACATGATCAAAAGTGACAAGAGAACACCTTTTCAGAAAACTGAATTACTGCTTTATAATTACAACAGTTTTCTTGAAGTCATAAAGAACAGAGAAGAACAGATTGCTGAACTTCAAGAGAACGGTTTAAGAAAACATTCCATCAGTATATTACCAGCTATGAACATGTCACATGACAGTTATATAAAAAGTGAACAGGAAAAGATAGATGAAAAGATTGCTGAAATCCAGTTTAATATAACAACAACAAAGAATTTTATTAATGTCATTGACAAAGAACTAGAGGGTTTAAGAAATGAAAAATATTTTGACATCATAAGAATGAAATACTTTGAAGGAAAGACACATGATGAAATTGCTGAATATTATCACTGTGATGTCAAAACTGTATCAAGACAGAAAAATAACTTGATCAGCAAATTGCAGATCAGATTATTCAGTGATGAAAGCATCAGATATATCCTTTTGTCTTGACAAAAATGTCCTTTTGCTAGTCCTTTTAGGTGTCCTTTACGAACACTTTTATATATGTTATAATTATTACAGTGAAAAATTAGGTTGAAGAACTAGATGTGTGCTAGTTCTTTTTTATTTTTTAAGGAAAGGAGTATTCTGTAATGAAGCTAACTGCAAAACAAAAAAGATTCTGTGATGAATATTTGATTGATTGCAACGGTACACAGGCAGCAATAAGGGCTGGGTACAGCAAAAGGAGTGCTAGGGCTATTGCTACTGAAAACTTGGCTAAACCTTACATTCGTGAATATATAGATGAACAGTTGAAGAAGATTGAAAACAGTAACGTAGCTGATGCTAAAGAAGTTATGGAATACTTGACTACTGTTATGCGTGGTCAATCAAGATCAAGTGTTTTATCTATGTGCGGTGACGGTATGCAAGAGATCATAGAAAAACCACCAGATGAAAAAGAAAAAATGAAAGCGGCTGAACTGATTGGTAAGCGTTATGGTATGTTCAAGGATAACGTTAATTTAGATGCTGATGTAGGAGTTACTATCATAGATGATATACCAATTGATGATGATTAGTAACATACTAGTAACAAAATAACTCAAAACACCTTGTTTTATGAGGTGTTTTTATTATTGGGCAATATATGAGTAAGAATATTTCATTATCCAAAGTTGTAGGTAAAGGTTATAACAAATACTGGCATTTTAAAGGACGTTACAGGGTATGTAAGGGATCACGTGCTTCCAAAAAGTCTAAAACAACCGCTTTGTGGTATATCAATAACATGATGAAATATAAAGGTGCAAATACTCTTGTCATTAGAAAAACATATAGGACACTGCATGACAGTTGTTTTACTGAATTACAGTGGGCTATAAATCGTTTGGGTGTATCTAAATATTGGGATATAAAAGAAAGTCCATTGGAAATGACTTATATACCAACTGGACAGAAAATTTATTTCAGAGGTCTTGATGATCCATTGAAAGTTACTTCAATAACCGTTAAAAATGGTTCTCTTTGCTGGTGCTGGATAGAAGAAGCATATGAAATCATGAATGAAAGTGATTTTGATATGATAGATGAATCTATTCGTGGTATCGTTGAAGGTAATTTATTTAAACAGATTACATTGACATTCAACCCATGGAATGAACATCACTGGATTAAGAAAAGATTTTTTGATGATCCAGATGATAATGTTCTAGCCATGACAACCAATTACATGTGTAATGAATGGCTAGATGAAGCTGATAAAAGGGTTTTTGAAAAGATGAAGAAAAGCAACCCTAGAAGATATAGGGTAGCTGGTTTAGGTGAATGGGGTATTGTTGATGGTTTGGTTTTTGAAAACTGGGAAGAAAAACTATTTGATATTGAAGAAATCAGGAAGATTTCAACAATTAATAGCGCTTTTGGCTTGGACTTTGGTTATGTCAATGATCCATCAGCTTTATTTTGTGGTCTTATTGATATACCATCTAAAATTATTTATGTTTTTGATGAAATGTATAAAAAGGGATTATCAAATGAAAGAATTGCTGAAACCATAAGTGATATGGGATATGCAAAAGAAAAAATTACTGCTGACAGTGCAGAAAAGAAAAGTATAGACCGATTGTATGATTTGGGATTGTATCGTATCAGAGCAGCACAAAAAGGCAGAGATAGTATTAATGCTGGAATTGATTATATACAGGACTTTAAAATAATCATTCACCCAACATGTGTTAATTTTATAACTGAAATATCCAATTACACATGGCAAGAAGATAAGAGTGGTAAGAAGATCAATAAACCAATTGATGATTTCAATCACTTGATGGACGCTATGCGTTATGCACTGGAAGATTACAGTTTAGGCGATACATTCAGTTTTGATTAAAAGTAACATACTAGTAACAGATCATCTTATTTTTCCAGTAAATATAAGGTGATTTTATTATGAGTTCATATTTTGTAAGGATAAGTGAGGTGAAAATGTGAATAGATTTCAAGATTTCTTATATCGTTTCATTTTTGAAGAAAGAACAGATATTCTAAATGACGGTGATATGATCATTAAAGAAATTAATGATTTCAAAACATCATTCAGAAGAAGATGTATGATAGATGGTGAACGATATTATGAAGGTAAACATGATATTTTACATGTCAAAAGAACGGTTATAGGTGAAGGTGGTGTATTGACAGAAGTTGACAACTTACCCAATCATCATGTAATTGATAACCAGTATGCTAAAATGGTAAACCAGAAGAAAAATTATTTGTTAGGACAGCCTTTTGTGATACAGAGTGACAATGAAGCATACTCTAAAGCATTGAATGAAGTATTTAACAAAAGGTTTATGAGAATGATGAAAAACATTCTTGAGGACAGTTTAAATGAAGGCATCAGTTATTTATATGTTGGTTATGATGAAGAAGGGCATTTGAAATTTACAAAACTAAAAGGTCATGAAGTTGTTCCTTTGTGGAAAGATAGTGATCATACTGAATTAGATGGTGCTATTCGTTTTTATCCAACAGTTATTGAAAACAGACATGAAAAAAGAATTGTTGAAAAAATAGAAGTATATAATACTGATGGTGTTTATCGAATGACATTAGATGATGGTAGGCTGATTGCTGATGAAACTAATCCATACGAACCATATATTACTGTTTCAAATGATGATGGAAGTGAAGAATGTTTAAACTGGGTAAATATTCCTATCATTCCATTCAAATACAATTCTAAAGAAATACCTTTACTGAAAAAAGTAAAATCATTACAGGACGGTATTAATCAAATTCTTTCTACTTTCCAGAACAATATGGAAGAAGATAGCAGAAATACAATATTGGTACTTGTTAATTATGATGGTCAAAATTTAGGTGAATTTAGAAGAAATTTAGCACAGTATGGGGCGGTTAAGGTTAGAAGCAGAGATGGTAATAGTGGTGATGTAAAATCATTACAGGTTGAAGTTAATGCAGAAAATTATAAAATCATTCTTGAATTATTCAAGAAAGCATTAATTGAAAATGCCATGGGATTTGATGCAAAAGATGATAGACTTGCTGGAAATCCTAACCAGATGAATATACAAAGCATGTATAGTGATATTGATTTAGATGCCAATGATATTGAAACAGGGTTCCAGGCAAGTTTTGAACAACTGTTATGGTTTATCAACTGTCATTTTTCAAATACAGGTATTGGCAATTTTGAAAATGAAGATGTTGAAGTCATTTTTAACAGAGATATGCTTATGAATGAAAGTGAAATTATTGATAATGTCAATAAGTCTACTGATCTATCATTGGAAACAAGATTAGCTAATCACCCTTGGATTGATGATGTTGATGATGAACTGGAAAAGATTGAAAAGCAGAAAGATGAAGAAATGAACAGTTATATAAATGCTTTTCAACCAAAAACCAATAGTGATGGTGATGATGTAGATGAAGAATAGTGAATACTGGAAGAAAAGATTTGAACAGTTGGAAAATGCATCACATCAAAAAGGAACTGAATTTTATCAAAATCTTAATGATCAGTTTGTTAATGCCCAAAGCCAGATTGATAAAGAAATTAGATCATGGTATCAGAGATTTGCAGTTAATAACAACATTTCCATTACAGAAGCTAAAAAACTGTTAAATAAACAGGAATTAAGCGAACTGAAATGGACAGTTAATGAATACATCAAATACGGTGAACAGAACGCACTTGATGGTATGTTTATGAAGCAATTAGAAAATGCAAGTGCAAGATACCATATATCAAGGCTGGAAGCATTAAAATTAAATACACAATGTATCATTGAAAAACTGTATGGGAATAAAACAGATGAAATCACTGATTTTATAAAAAACATATACAGTGACAACATGTATCATTCCATGTATGAACTTCAAAAAGGGTTCAATATTGGCTGGAACTTTTCTAATATAGATGAAAAGAAACTTGAAAAGTTAATATCAAAGCCTTGGGCGGTTGATGGTATTAATTTTAGTGAAAGAATATGGAATGATAAAAAGAAATTGATAAATGAAGTAAACAATGAATTAACTTCTATGTGTTTAACTGGCAAAAGTCCAGATAAGGCAGTAGAAAACATTGCTAAAAAAATGAAAACTTCAAAATCACGTGCTAAATCAATTGTTTATACTGAAAGTTCTTATTTCCAATCACAGAGTGATAGAGATACATTTGAAAAATTTGGCTGTGAGAAATATGAAATTCTTGCTACTCTTGATTCAAGGACAAGTGAAACGTGTCAACAGATGGACGGAAGTGTTTTTGATTTAGATGAATATGAAGTTGGTGTATCAGCACCACCATTTCACCCATATTGCAGAACTGTTATGATACCTTATTTTGATGATGAGTTTTCTATTGATGAAAGAGCAGCAAGAGATGAAGAAACTGGTAAAACTTACTATGTACCTTCAAATGTTAAGTATGACGAATGGAAAGCTGCTTTTGTTGATGGTGATCGTAGCGGTTTTGATGAGATTACCACAAAAGGTAAGAAACATTTTAAAAAAAATGATATTAATTTTGATTTAAACAAAAACAATGGTACAATTAAAGTGAAAGAAGTATTAGACATTAAGAACTTTCCAAATGCTTTTACTGATAAACGTGAAATTAAAAATACTCAAACTATGCTGGATTATATTAATAATTTGAAAGATGCTGATGTTAAAGTATTGAAGCTATATAACAACATGGATAAAATGGAAAACATTGAAAGTCAAGGTATTCCATTCAAGATAACTCATACTAAAAACCATGCATTATCAATGACTTATAATAATCTTACAAAAGAAATTATAGATGTAAAATTAAACATTCCAAAATTAAGTGGTGATAATTTGAGTGGTCAAATAGGAGTTATATTACATGAAGAAATGCATTATATTGATTTCTTAAATAGAGCAGATGTTAAGAAATATTCTTCATATTTTAGTACACAGCAAAAAGGACTAGTTAATATAGTTTCACAAAAGACAGATTATATTGGTGAAGATGCAAAAAAATTATTTGATCAGTTTAAAGATGAATATAGAAATATTACAAATAAAATATTTCAAGATTATCAGATTAAAATTAGTGATCTAACTGATGATTATATCAATAAATATGGTAATGCTAATGTTGGTGTTATATCATTGCCAGTTAAAAAATATAAAGAATTAAACAAACTTATTAAAAAATTAAAAACGGAAAGAACAAACTTAATTGATTATGAAGCTAGAAATATTATGGGTGGAAGTATAGGAAATCTACAAGATATTTATGATGCATTAAGTGGCGGTTCGTTACGTGATAAAGGTACAATTTTATTTGGTCATGGTACTAGATATTATGTAAATATTGATAGCAGAGTTAAAGAAATTGTTGCTAATTACGGTTCATTATCAGTATTAAGACCAGATTTAATTGAGATATTGAGAAAAGATTATCCAAAACTGGTTGATGAACTGGATAAATATATTGATGAATTATTAAAGAAAGTTGGTGTTTAAAATGTTGATTGTTCCAGAAAATGCAACTAAAGAAGAAATTAAAATACTTGAAAAAAAGGACATTATACAAAATTTACTGATGAAAGTTTATGATCCTTTATTTACACAATTTTTTGATGAAGATAGTAATGAACTGTTAGATGAAAAAATTGACGTTTTAAATCAGCTTTTCAATGGTAAAACACCAGATGAAATTGAACATTATTATGATGTATTAGAATTATATCCTAAAGATGGTAACATGTGGGATTAGTTCTTTACATAAATATTTACGAAAGACACATGATTTTATGTGTCTTTTTTATTTTGAAAAGGGGGAAATATCATGGCAGAAGGATTAAAGCCACACCATCATCAATATTACCATTTAAAGACGATTAGATATTATGACAAAGTGAAACACTGTATGGTCAAAAGATTTGTCTATAAATGTATGATATGTGGCAAGGAATACTATGAACCATATGAATATGAACCACGTACCAAAAGGAAAAGATATAAAGAAAGGAAAGGTAAAAATGAAAAAAGAAAAGTTAATTGAGTTAGGTTTAGATGAAGAAACCGCAAAAAAAGTTGAAAAGGAAAGTGAAAATGAGTTAACTGATTATGTACCAAGAGCACAATTTGATATTGTGGTTAAAGAACGTGATGCGGCTAATGAAACCATCAAAGAAAGAGATGGTCAATTAGAGAAATTAAAAGGTGTAAATGTTGAAGAATTGCAAAATCAAATTACTAATCTTCAAAATGAAAACAAACAGAAAGATGAAGATTATGCTAAAGAGATTAAACAGTTAAGAGTTAATAACGCAATTGAAAGCGAATTAACAAAAAATGGTGCTTTAAACATGAAGGCGGTAAAAGCCTTATTAGATGTGGATATTGACAAAATCAATGTCAAAGAAGATGGAACACTGGAAGGATTAAACATTGATGAACAGATTAAAACATTAAAAGAGGCGGAAGATTCTAAATTTATGTTTAAAGAAGAAAAAAAGAAATTCAAGGGTGCTAATCCATCAAAAAGTACTGGTAAAAAAGGTAATGATGATGGGGTAGATTTGTCAAAAATGACTTATGAAGAAATAGCAAAATACCTTGAAGAAAATCCAGATGTTGAATTGTAATAAAAAGAGATAAAGGAGTGATATATTATGGCACAATTCGATTCTAAAAGTTTTAATGAAAAAGCATTTAAATATTCTGTTGAACGTGTTCCAAATATGAAAATGAATGAGTTGAAAAAATCAAGGGTATTAGCTGGTAATACAGATATTGATAATGCCTTTACAACTCAAAATGGTACTGCTTATGCCAGAATTGCTTTCAAAGGTTTAGCAGATGGTGAAGCGGTAAATTATGATGGTCAAACTGATATTACAGCAAGTAGAACAAAAACTTATGAACAAGGTGTAGTTGTTGTTGGTCGTGCGAAAGCATGGGTTGAAAGTGACTTCTCATATGATATTACTGGTGGTGTTGATTTCATGGAAAATGTGGCACAACAGGTAGCTGAATATAAAGACGGTTTAGATCAGGAAACAATTTTAGCAATTTTAGATGGTATTTTTGCAATGAATACTGGTGCTAAAAACAAAGAATTTGTTCAAAAACATACTTTTGTTACTGATGGTAATATGACCGCTACAACTTTAAACACTGCTACAAATAAAGCATGTGGGGCAAATAAAAAGAAATTTGCATTAGTGTTTATGCACAGTGATGTTTCAACTAACTTAGAAAACTTAAATTTAATTGAACATTTGAAATTTACTGATAAAAACGGTGTACAACGCGAATTGGATTTAGGTACATGGAACGGTAAATTAGTTGTCATTGATGATTATATGCCTATTAAAGTTGTAACTGCACATTATGAAAGAGCAGAAGCATCAGATGAAGGGGCTTTAAAAGTCGTTGAAAGTAGTGCAACTGCTGGTGAAATTAACAAAGCTGATGTAACTGCTGATATTTCTGATATTGCAGCAAATGAATATGTTGTATTGGTTGGTGAATATACTGAATATACTTCATACTGCTTAGGTGAAGGTTCATTCTCTTATAAAGATGTTGGTGCTAAAGTTCCTTATGAAATGTCACGTGACCCAAAAACTAACGGTGGTGAAGATACTTTATACACTCGTCAAAGAAAAATCTTCTCACCTCGTGGTATTTCTTATGAAAAGGCAGTACAGGCATCATTGTCACCAACTGATGAAGAATTAGCTAATGGTAAAAACTGGTCATTGGTATGTTCTGGTGAAACTAGAGAAACAGACAGAACATATATTGATCATAGAGCGATTGCGATTTGTAAGATTGTTTCTCGTGGTTAGTGAGTGATCTAAATGAATGAAAAAATCAAACTGTTGATCAGTAATGAAAATATCAGTATTGAATTTATTGATTTGGTTTTGAAAAGACTTGAAACATTAGGTTATGAATGTGCAGAAGGTGATGAGTTTCTCACTGCCTTCTCTATTCAAAAAATCGAAAATACAATCAAAAATGAATGTAATGTTACTGAAATTCCAGACGGTTTAAAATACATTGCAGTTGATATGATATGTGGTGAAATACTGCTGAATAAAAAACAGACAAATTCATTAGGTGATAATTTTTCAATTGACAGTGCTTTAAAAAGTATAAAACTTGGTGATACTACTGTTCAATTAGATGATGAAAGTGATGAAAGTAAATTGAATGTATTGATCAATCATCTAATTAACTATGGTACAGATGAATTTATATGTTATCGAAAGCTCAAGTGGTAAAAACAAGAAAAGCAATTGAAAGATTATATACACATACATGTACTGTTGTAATTAAACAGAAAGTTAAAAAAGCTGATCATTCAACAAGTTTTACTGAAACCAAATTGTTTGAAAATCAGCCATGCAGATTATCATTTTCTAATGTTTCTGTTGTTAATGAAATCTCACATGCAAGTTTGAAAGAACAGGAAGTTAAATTATTTATTTCACCAGAGATAAATATTGAAGAAGGTTCTAAAATCATTGTCAATCATGATGGAATTGAAAGTTTATTTTCAAAAAGTGGTATTCCAGCAGTATATCCAACACACCAGGAAATCAAATTAGATGTGTTTAAGGATTGGGCATAATGGGAACAAAATCAAACACTAAAGAACTTCAAGAACTGATAAAAAGAATTGAGGATTTTGTAGAAAATAAAGATGAAATTCTAACCATGCTTACAAATGAAATAGCATTGAGGTTGTGGCGAAAAGTTAGACAAAAAACACCAGTTGGAAAATATCCAAAAGGTTCAAGTAAACATGGCGGTACTTTAAGACGTGGCTGGACTATTGGTGAAATCACTGAAAGTAACGGTGTCTATAAAGTTGAAATTATTAACAATGTTGAATATGCACCTTATGTTGAATTTGGTCACAGGACTAGAAATCATAAGGGTTGGGTAAACGGTGTTTATATGCTAACTGTTTCAGAACAGGAAATAGATGAAAATTTGGATAAAATTATAAAGCAGAAGTTGAAAAAGGTTTTAAAGAAGGTGTTTGAATGATAAATAAAATTATTAGTGCAATTTCTAAAGCTATTTATTTAGAATTTGGTGATAAATATGAGATATATACAGAAGATGTCAAGCAAGGTTTACAAGAACCTTGTTTTTCTATTTTCTGTATAAATCCATCTATAAGACAGTTTTTTGACAAGAGATATAAAACTACCAACACATTCAGTATTCTTTATTTTCCAGAAAAAGAGAACATACAGGAAGAAATAAATGATGTTAGAGAAAGATTATTTAACTGCCTTGAATATATCAGTGATGAAAATGATTTATTAAGAGGTACAAATATGAATACTCAAGTTGTTGACGGGGTTTTAAATTTTCTTGTTAATTATGACTTTTTTGTTACAAAAACTGTTACAAGTGACAATATGGAAAGTTTTGAAGGTATTACAAAAGGAGTGAAATAATTATGGCTAGAAAAGCAGCAGAGAAAAGTGAAAAAGAAATTCCAAAATTCTCTAAAGAAGCTATTATTAATTCTAAAACATTCAAACCGTTACAAGATGCTTTGAATGTTATTTTAAAAGATGAAGAAAAGTATTCAATCAATGAAGTTACAAAATTATTAGATGATTTTATGAAAGGTAAGGTGAAATAATTATGGCTTTAGGTGGTGGAACTTTTACAAGTATGAACAAAAAATTACCAGGTTCATATATTAACTTTATTTCAGCAAGTGCAGCTAATTCTACTTTAAGTGATCGTGGTATTGCTGCCATGGCATTTACATTAGACTGGGGTAAAGATGATGAAGTATTTACTGTAAATGCTGATGATTTCCAGAAAAATGCACAAGCCATTTTTGGATATGACTATTCACACCCAAAAATGAAAGGTTTACGTGATCTATTTTTGAACATCAGAACATTATACGCTTATAAGTTAAATTCGGCTGGTGTTAAAGCATCAAACACATTTGCTACTGCTAAATATGGCGGTGTTCGTGGAAATGATCTAAAAATCGTTATTCAGAGAAATGTTGATGAAACAACAAAATATGATGTCATGACATATTTAGGAACTGTTAAAGTTGATACACAAACAGTTACTAAAGCGAGTGATTTAATTGATAATGATTACGTAACATTCAAAACTGATGCAACATTAGCGGTAACTGCTTCTACACCATTGACTAATGGAACTAACGGTGAAGATGTTACAAGTGCTAATCATCAATCATTCTTGAATAAAATTGAAAGTTATTCATTTAATGTAATTGGTGTAGTAAGTGAAGATAAACCAATCAATCAGTTGTATTCTCAATTTGCTAAAAGAATGAGAAATGAATATGGTATTAAATTTCAATCAGTAACTTGGAATAATGCAAGTGATGATGAATCTAACATCAATGTTAAAAATGAAATCGTTATTGAAGAAGGTTTTAATAAAGCCAGTGCAGTTTACTGGACAACTGGTGTTCAAGCTGGTTGTGAAATTAATGAATCTTGTCAGAATACTGTATATAATGGTGAATTTACAATCAAAACTGATTATACACAAACTGAATTAGAACAGGCAATTGATAATGGTGAATTTGTATTCCATAAGGTCGCTAATGATATAAGAGTATTAGATGATATTAACTCACTTGTTACAACTACTGATGAAAAAGGTGAAATCTTCAAAAGCAATCAGACAATCAGAGTTATTGATAACATTGGTAATGACATGGCTACATTATTCAATACAAAATATCTTGGCAAAATTCCTAATGATGCTTCTGGTCGTGTTTCATTGTGGAGTGATATTGTAAACATCTTCAATGAATTAAATACTATCAGAGCAATTGAAAACTTCAACAGTGAAAATGTAACTGTTGAACTTGGAAATACAAAGAAAGATGTTGTTGTTACAGTAAATGAAATTGAAATTGTCGGTGTCATGGGTAAATTATACATGACTAATACAATTAAATAGAAAGGAAGGTAAACAGATATGGCAAACAATATTACTATGAAATCAAGTGATACATTAGCTGCTGGTTTAGCTGAATGTTATCTTACTATTGGTTCAAGAAGATACAACTTCATGCAAGCCAAAAATCTTGAAGCTAACTTTGATAAAAGCAAAACAGAAGTACCCATCTTGGGTAAAACTGGTAAAGGAAACAGAGCAACAGGTTGGAGCGGTACAGGTTCATGTAATGCCCATTATAACCAGTCTATTATCAGACAGATGTTATTGGATTATAAGAACACTGGTAAAGATACTTATTTTGAAATACAGATCACAAATGAAGACCCTACTTCAAGTGTTGGTAGACAAACAGTTGTTTTAAAAGACTGTAATGTTGACGGCGGTATCTTAGCTAAGTTTGATGCTGACGGTGATTTACTTGATGAAGATTTTGATTTTACATTTGATGATTTTGAAATGCCAGAAAGCTTTAAATTACTTGCTGGTATGTAATTATAGAAAGGTAGGAAATAAACTATGGGAAAATTTACAAAATTCATGAAAGCAAACAAAAAGAAAAGAGAAAATGTTTTTATTGAAGCCACTGAAACATTAATTGATCCAGATACTAATAAACCTTTAAAATGGGAATTACGTGCTTTAGATACAAGAGAAGCACAGGCTATTCAAGATGAATGTACTGCTGAAATTCCTATTGGAAGAACTGGACAGTATCGAACAAAATTAAATACACAAAAATATATTGCTAAATTATTATGTGCATCAGTTGTTTATCCAGATCTATATGATAAGGAATTACAGGATTCATACGGTGTAGCAACACCAGAAGAATTGATCAAAGAAATGATTGATGATGTTGGTGAATACAATGCATTAGTTGATTTTGTTCAAAAATACAATCATTTAGATAAAACTTTAAGTGAAAAGGTTGAAGAAGCAAAAAACTAATTAATGATGGTGATAGTGAAGCAAACATTGCTTACTATTGCCTTCATAAATTGCATATTTTACCTTCTCAATTTTTAAATCTTGATGATGAAGAAAAAGCATTTGTAATAGCTTCTATTAAAATTAAGATAGAAAATGACAAAAAGAAAGAGAAAGAAATGAAAAGAAAGAGCAGAAGCAAAAAGCGTTAAACTCTTTCTTTTTTATTTTATATTGAAAGAAGGTGAAATAAATGAGTATAAGTTCAACTATTGAATTACAGGATAAAATGACCGCACCACTGTTAAATATGGTTGGTGCATTAAATCAAATTGTAAATTCATTTGAAGTAATTGATGATGTTAGTACAATTGACACTTCAAGCATTGAAAAAGCGGTACAATCTTTAAAAGGTGCAAGTTTAGAATTATCCAGATTAGATAATTTAAGTGCTGAACCAAAAGTTGAACCAGTTATTGATAACTTCAATGCACAGCCTATTGAAGTACCAATTAAATGGGATAGTTCAAACAACATTGATGTATTTACAAACAGTGGTGTTGAACGATTTGAACAGGAAATTTCCAATGCTAATTCACTATTAGATGATGTTGTATCTAATCAACAGAGAATATCAAATCAAGCTAATAATACTGATTTATTTCCACAGAACATGATAAATGATGTTAAAGGATTGGATAACAGAATTACAAGTTTGTTCTATCACATGCAGGATTTATCTAATAAATCATTAGATGATCTAGGCGGTGAGAAAGTCAATAATCAAGTTGAAAACTTGAGAAATCAGTTGAATATGGCTATCAGCTTACAGGAAAAATTGTCAACATCAATGGAAAACATGGATATTGATGAAGCCAATCAGGCATACAGACAATTAAATAATTTAATTGATAGCACTGAAAGAAACATACGTGATAACTTCAATGCACAGGAACAGTTTAACCAGTCCATTCAAGATGGTTCTTCATTCATGGACGGTCTAAAAGGAAAAATAGGAAGTGCAATAGCTGTCTATGCTTCTATGAAAACCATACAAAATGGTTTGGGTTTAGCTGATGAAATGAACCAGTTAAGTGCCAGATTAAACTTAATGAACAAAGGACTTCAAACAACACAGGAATTACAGGATATGATTTTTGTAAGTGCCCAGAGAGCGAGAAGTGAATATTTAAGTATGCAAAATATTGTTGCTGGATTGGGGCAACGTGCCAGTGATGCTTTTAGCAGTAATGGTGAAATATTACAGTTTGCTGAAAATCTTCAAAAGCAGTTTGTCATTGCTGGTGCAAGTCAAGAAGAAATGGCAGCCGCTTCACTTCAATTAACACAAGCCTTGGGTTCTGGTGTTCTTAGAGGTGACGAATTAAACAGTGTATTTGAACAGGCACCAAACGTTATTCAAACCATAGCTGATTATATGGGTGTTCCTATTGGTAAAATTCGTGAAATGGCAAGTGAAGGCGAAATCACTGCTGATATAGTCAAAAATGCAATGCTTGGGGCTACTGAAGAAATCAATGCACAGTTTGAATCAATGCCAAAAACATTTGGACAGATCATGACAAGCATACAGAATTATGGTGTCAAAGCATTTGAACCACTGTTACAGAAACTTACAGAAATTGGAAACAGTGAGGGTTTCAATGCATTAGTTCATGGAGTAACCAATGCGTTAATCATAGTTGCTAATGTAGTTACTACTATCTTTGGTTTAATAACAAGTGTAGCTGGTTTTGCATATGATCACTGGAATGTTATTGAACCAGTTATTATAGCTGCTGCGGTCGCTTTGGGGTTATATGTATCAGCTTTAACCGCTTATAAAATTACACAAGGTGTCATAAATACAATCAAAGGTATATCAATTGCTTTAGAAAAAGCACATATGGCAGCAATGTGGTTATCAAGTGATGCTACTTTTGCTGAAACCGCTGCACAATGGGGCTTAAATAGTGCATTGTTGGCTTGTCCTATTGGGTGGGTTGTTCTTGGGTTCATTGCTTTAGTTGCTATCCTATATATAGTGATTGCAGTTATAAATGAAGTATGCGGTACATCATTAAGTGCAACAGGTATTATAGCTGGTGCAGTTTTTGCATTAGGGGCTATTATTTATAATATAGGTGCTATGATCTATAATTTTTTAGTGTTCGTGATTGTCGGTATCTATAATATTGGATTGGCTGTAATTACAAATTTAGGTACATTGTGGAACTGGCTATGGGTATCAATAGCAAATATAGCGATACTTGTAATAAATACAATTATTGCTGCATTCGTCACTCTATATTCAATATTTGCAGTTATCGTTGCTGGACTAGGTGCAATTTTCGATTATGTATGGAAATTTGTAGCAAATATAGCTATCAGTGTAGCTGAATGGATAGTAAATAACTGGAATTCAGCAACTTTAAAAGTTCAGCAGTTTTTTGCAAATATTGGAAAGACTGGGGCAACTGCATTTAAATCAGTAACTAATGCCGCTGGAAGTGCGGCATCAGCAATAGCGAACGCTTTTGTTAGCGGTGCTAACGCTGCGATTAAAGCAATCAACTGGATTATAGATGCAATCAACTTGATTCCTGGTGTTGATATTGACAATGTAAAGAAAATTGGCAAGGTAGACTTAAAATTTGATACCAGCGGTATAGACAGTTATATCAGTGAAATGGACGGTATACTGAATAAAACTGCTGATACAGTTAGTTTTGATCGTTTTGAATATAATGGTTTCCAGATGCCAGACCTTCCAGATGTAGGAGATTATACACTTGATTTTTTAACACCAGAAGAATGGACCACACCAGAGGGATTAGCAGACCCATCAGATTATTATGCTGATTTCAAAGATATTGGTGAAGCCTACAACAACGGTTATGAATGGGGTTCTAATCTTGTGGACAGTATCAAAAATTTTGACCCAACACAAGAATTAACCGATTCATTACCAAATACAGATAATCTAACTGATTCTATTACTAAAGGTATTGATAATTCATCTTCAAGCCCAAATACAGGCAAGATTGCTGATAATACTGAAAAGATTGCTGACAGTATGGATATTACAGATGATGAATTGAAATATTTAAGAGATTTGGCGGAACAGGAAGCGATAAACCGTTTTACTACTGCTGAAATCAAACTAGAAATAACAAATAACAATAACATCAGTAAAGATACTGATTTAGATGGTGTTATTGATTATATGGCAAGTCAACTTGAAGAAAAAATGAATATTGCTGCGGAGGGGGTATAACATGTATAAGTTTTATTTAGATAAGATTTTATTACCTATTACCCCTTCTAAAGTTGAAACCACAATAAAAAATCAGAACAAAACACTTGTTCTGATCAATGAAGGGGAAATAAACATTTTAAAAAATGCTGGTCTAACTGAAATTACCTTTGATGCATTATTACCGCTTATTAATGATTATCCTTTTGCAGTTTATCAGGGGGATTTCCAGACCGCTGGTTATTTCCTGGAAAAAATTGAAAAACTAAAGACATCAAAAGAACCGTTTCAGTTCATCATAACAAGAAGATTTGAAAATAAACTGCTTTTCAGTACCAATATGAAGGTATCTTTAGAAGATTATACAATTACAGAAGATGCAACGGAAGGTGACTGTATAAAAGTAAGCATAAACTTAAAACAGTATCGTGATTATGGTACAAAAACGGTTGATATAAAACTTGATCCATACAAACCTAAACCAATTATTAAGGTGACTACTGAAAGATCTAAAACAACTACCACTACTACTAACAAAACTTCCAGCAGTTCAGCCGCTAAAAAAGCGGTCACAAAAGGCTGTACAGTTATTCTAAACGGTTATCTGTTCAGAGATAGCTATGGTAATGGCAGAGGTCAATACAGAAGCAATTTTAAAGGCAAGATAAATTTTATCAATACCAAAGGTTCTCACCCATACCACGTTACAACTATGAGTGGCGGGTGGCAAGGCTGGGTACTGGCTTCAGCGGTTCAGGTCGTTTAATATGGCAGTAGAATTAATTATACAGAATGGTACAAAAGCATACTTACCAGTTGTAGAAGATACTATTGAATGGACTACTGAAAGAAAGGGAGTACCTGGAAAATTAGCTTTTAAAATTTTAAATGATGGTCATATTGATATACAAGAAGGTAATGCAGTAAGATTCAAATATGATGATAAAAATGTATTTTTTGGTTTTATGTTTGAAAAAGGAACTGATAAATCTAAAGAAGTATCAATAACTTGTTATGATCAGTTAAGATACTTGAAAAATAAAGATACTTATGTTTATACTAATAAAACTGCTAAAGGATTTATAAAAATGGTTGCTGATGATTTTGGTTTAAGATGCGGTAATTTAATTGAAACGTCATGGACGATTTCAAACAGAGTTGAAGAAAATAAAACCTTATTTGATATGTTTCAGAACGCTTTGGATATAACACTTCAAAATACTGGTGAACTGTTTGTTTTATATGATGATTTTGGAAAATTAACACTTGATCATATTCAGAATATGAGAATACCATTACTTATTGATGAAGAAACAAGTGAAGATTATGATTATAAATCAAGTATTGATGGTGAAGTTTATAACCAGATTAAATTAACATATGATAATGAAAAAACTGGTAAAAGAGAAGTTTATATATCTAAAGATAGCAATCATATTAATGAATGGGGTTTACTTCAATATTATGAAACGATAGATGAAAATACAAATGGAAAGAGTAAGGCAAATGCCTTACTTTCTTTGTATAACAAAAAAATAAAGAGTTTAAAAATCAAGAATGTTTTAGGTGATGTTCGTGTTAGAGGTGGCTCAAGTGTAATTGTAAGACTAACCTTGATGGATATAAAAATAGATAGTTTTATGATAGTAGAAAAAGCAAAACATACTTTTACCAATAATTCACATCTTATGGATTTGGAACTGAAAGGCGGTGTTTTCAATGGCTGATATGCACGAAGTGATTAAAAAAATAGCATTAGCAGTTGTTGAAGAAAGTAAACCTACTGCGGTTCTTTTTGGTGAGGTTACAAGTGTATCACCATTGAAAATCACTATTGACCAGAAACTTACATTAGATGAAAATTTTCTAATTCTTACAAACAATGTAAGAGATCATAATGTAGATATGACTTTTGATTTCAGTACCAAATCAAAAACATTAGATGCAGATCATAAACACAATGCACAGTCAAGTGGCGGTATAAGTGTTACATCTAAATTAAACCCAGAACAGCCAGGTACAGTAATAGAAAATGAAGTGACAAATACATCTTCTACTTCTATTAGTGAAACTAAAATTGATTTAACTCATAGTCATGATATTAAAGGTAGAACAACTGTAACAGTTCATTATGGATTGAAAAAAGGTGAAAAGGTTATATTGATAAGATATAACAAAGGTCAAAAATTTTTAGTTTTAGATAGGGTGGTGTAATGATGTTACCAAATCAATATATTGATCTAAGCGAAAGTGATTTTGAAATTGAAGAAGAACAGAACACTGAAACTTATAAAATGATTATTCCATTACAAATTATAAATGGCAAAACTGATGAACAAGATGCAATGATACAGGCAATCTATAAAATATTGAATACAGAACGTTATGCATACCCTATTTACAGTGATAACTATGGTATAGAACTTATTGATCTCATTGGTGAAGATGCTGAATGGGTATGTGCTGAACTTCAAAGAAGAATAGAAGAAGCTTTATATCAAGATGAAAGAATAAAAGAAATAAATAATTTTGATTTTACTATCGAAGATAACAAAGTTCATGTTAGCTTTACTGTTTATACTGTTTATGGGTATACAACAATATCAAAGGGGGTGGAGTATTAACATGGCGTATGAAAATTACAGTTTTGAAAACATATTAAACAGAATGCTTGAATATGTGAGAGATAAAAACAATTCCATTGATACAAGAGAGGGTTCTGTTATTTATGATGGTGTAGCACCAGCATCTATTGAGTTTCAGAATTTATTTATGGAAATGAACGCTTTATTAAATGATACTTTTGCTGATACTGCTTCAAGAGATTATTTAATATTAAGATGTGCGGAAAGAGGTTTAACACCAGAAGAAGCCACCCATGCCATTCTAAAAGGTGAATTTAATATAAATGTTCCAATTGGTTCACGTTTCTCATTAAATGATCTAAATTATACCGTCACTGAAAAAATCAGTGAGTGTATATTTAAATTGCAGTGTGAAACTGCTGGTACAGTAGGCAATTCTTATTTTGGTACAATGATACCTATTGAGTATATAGACGGTTTAGAAACATGTACTTTAACGGAATTATTAATTCCAGGTGAAGATGAAGAAGATACAGAAGTATTAAGACAAAGATATTTTGCCAGTTTTGATACTCGTGCTTTTGGCGGGAATATCAAAGATTATCTTGAAAAAACAAATGGTATACAGGGTGTTGGAAATACAAAAGTTGAACCAGTATGGAATGGTGGCGGTACAGTTCTTCTAGTTATTATTGATTCAACTTACAGAAAAGCTACACAAACATTAGTACAACTGGTTAAAGATACCATTGATCCAGTTCCATATGGTACTGGTCAAGGATTAGCACCAATTGGACATGTAGTAACTGTTAAGACCGTTGATGAAGTTCTAATCAATATCACATCAACATTTACATTCGACCCGTCATATACATTTGAAAGAGTTAAAGAACAGATAGAAACAACATTAAATGATTATATGCTGTCTTTAAGAAAAACATGGGCAAATTCAACAAATTTAATAGTTCGTATCTCACAGATAGAAACAAGATTACTAAACATTGAAGGTATTATTGATATTGCAAATACAAGAATTAACGGTAAATATAGCAATTTAGAATTAGATGAATATGAAATTCCAATTTTCAATTCTATTGTAGATGGCTAGAAAAATTAATATCATTGAATATTTACCAGAGTTCTTACAGAAATATCTTCAATTGAAACTGATATGTGAAGCTGAAAATGTTGTTTTTCAAGAAGCACTCAATGAAATAGGCATCATTAATGATAATCAGTTTATTCTAACTGCAAATAGTCAAGGCTTAAAGAGGTTTGAAAAGATGTTTGGTATTGTAGCATCTAATAATGACAGTCTGGACGTTAGAAGGGCAAAACTGTTATTAAAATGGAATGATAACATAGCATATACCTATACTAATTTTTTAAAAAATTTAGATATTATATGCGGTGAAAAAAATTATATAACAGAAGAACATTTTAGTGATTATTTATTAAAAATAGTCACTTTTTTATATGGTTATGGTCAAGTCAATCAAGTTGAAGAACTGATCAAAACAATGATACCATGCAATATCGTTATAAAAAGTGAAAATAAGATGAATTTTGATATTTGTGGCAGTGCTGAAATAAAATGTAGCTACTCACGTATTGATGTAGTGAATAACAGTGATGATCATAAATATTCATTCAATGTAAACTGTCAAGCTGTTGTTAAAGGTGGATATGTTGAAACAGAAGTTATCAATGCAGATGATAGCATCAAACATAATATTACAAACAATAGTAACTTATATGTATTAACTTCAAATAACAGTATAGAAACAATTAATAACAGTGATGATATAAAAGAAAATATCAATATAGAAATGGAAAATGAATTTATTGGTATTACTAATTTTATTGAAAAAACAGAAAGGTAGGAAATATAAATGTCACAATTTAATAGCATTGTAATTACAAAAAAAGGACAGGCTTTGATGGCTAAAATGTTGGCTGGAACTGGTAATGTTAAATTTACAAAAATTGCTACAAGCACAACTGAATATCAAGACAGCCAGTTAGAAAATTTAACATCATTATCCAATATTAAACAAAATCAAAGTATCAGTAAAATTACAAGACAAAATGATGTAGCAGTAAAAATTGAAGCAGCAATTGACAATAAAAATTTAGAAACTGGATATTATATTAAAACCGTTGGTATTTATGCACAAGACCCAAATGACGGTGAAATATTATATGCAGTTATGACTGCTAATGTAGCTGGTTGGTTACCACCATACAATGGTTTAGGTATTTCAAGCTGTATGTTCAATCTAACTGTAACGGTTGGTAACTCATCAAATGTTTCATTAACTGTATCAACTGGAGCAGTAGCAACGGTTAATGACATTCAAAATTTACAAAATCAAATTACCACACTACAAAGTTATATTGGTTTCAGTGATGAAGATATTTATGGTGTAGAAGTTGATTTTACAAATAAAGTTTTTACCAGATTAGCAGGTGCAGAAAATTTAGTAGCTGGTGAAGATTTTGATGATATTGCACCATGGAACAGAAGAAGATGTAACGTTACTGATGATGGTAAAGTGGTAGCTTATTATGGTGATAGCGGATATACAGAAACTGGAAAATTAACCAGTGCTATTACAATAGAAAGTGGTAAATATGCTGGTACTTATGCAGTTGGAACAAAAGTACAAGTTATGGTGGAACAGCCAAAATTTTACTATAAAGTAGTTCCTTTGAAATTAGAACCTATTACTACTGGTTATGGTTTTCATATGAGAAAGGCAAGATATTATATCTCATCTACACCAAAAGAAGGCTTTAAATTACACCCAGCTTTTGAAGTAAATGGCAGAGAATTAGAAAACATCTATTTAAGTGCATATGAAGGGTCATTATATGATGATTCAGCAAATGCATATATTTTAAATGATGAACAGGTAGCTGATTTCTCAAATGATTTACTTTCAAGTATTGCAAATGCAAAACCAGCAAGTGGACTAACACAAAATTTGAATAGAACTAATATTAGATCACTTGCACATAATCGTGGTGACGGTTGGGAAATTTCATACGCATCAACAGTTTCAGCAACACAGTTACTATTTTTAATTGAGTATGCATCTTTCAATATGCAATCCAAACTTGGCAATGGTGTAACTACTAAAACTGATGATGGAAGTACAAGCATGACAGAAATAACTGGTGCTACAACAAATCTTGGTAATGGAAGTGGTTCAGTAACAAACAGCAATGAATTTAATGTTGTAACTTACAGAGGTGAAGAAAACTTCTTTGGTAATATTTGGACTTGGATTGACGGTATGAACGTTGATAGAAACAGTACAAGTGAACCACAAGTTCATGATATTTATATTGCAAATTATAATTTTGCTGATGGTAGTAAGAACTCATCTTATGAAAAAGTTAATTTTCAAGCATGTTTAACAGAAGGTTATACAAGTGCTTTTGGATATGATGAAAATTTTGATTGGTTATTTGTACCAACAGAAGCTTTAGGAAATTCTAGTGTACCGGTTGGTGACTATTATTACAGAAACGCAAGTTATAACGGTATGTTGGCTGCCCTATTGGGTGGCGGCTGGCATTACGGTGTTACGGCTGGGGGCTTCTATTTGGATTTGCGTAATACCGCTTCTGGTCGTACTCGTGCTCTCGGCGGTCGCTTGGTGTATGTACCGCAAAATTAATCTTAAATAAAATTAAATATATAACATGGGTGCAATAGTGCGATTGTTGTTATATAGCTTTGCACATGGTGAAGAAAAAAAGATTTTTTGCCCTATTAGGTAGCAACTGGAATAACAGTGTTAAAGCTAGGAGCTTCTATTTGAATTTGAATAATACCGCTTCTAATCGTAATCGTAATCTCAGCAGTCGCTTGGAACATGCAGTTAAAAATAAATGAGTAAAAATTATTGCACCCTACCGCTTGGTAAAATAGAAAAATCAAGTAAGTTGTATTGGTAGGTTTTTGAAAGTTTATTTTCAATTTCTCGAAGATTTGACTTCATATGTGCATACAAAGAAAAGGGGTATATTGTGAAACGTGTAGGCTATCTTTATGAACAGATATATTCTATGGATAATTTAAGATTAGCACATAAAAACGCTAGGAAAAACAAGACATGGTATAAAGAAGTTAAGATGATTGATACCAACCCAGATTACTATTTAAAAATATTACAGGACAGTTTAATCAATCATACCTATAAAACTTCTGAATATGAAACTTTCATCAAAAAAGAAAATGGTAAGGAAAGACTAATTTATAAATTACCATATTTCCCTGATCGAGTATGTCAATGGGCTATCCTTCAAGTGATAGAACCAATGTTAATAAAATATTTTACAACCAACACTTATTCAGCAATTCCAGGAAGAGGAACACATAAATGTCTATATGATGTAATTAATGCAATCAAAACTGATACTTATGGTTGTCAATACTGTTTAAAAATAGATGCCAAAAAGTATTACCCATCTATTAATCATGATATTCTAAAAAGTATTTATGCCAGATTGTTCAAGGACAAAGAACTTCTAGACTTGATATATGAAATCATTGATTCAACTGATGGTGATACTGGTATACCTATTGGTAATTATTTATCACAGTATAGCGGTAATTTGTATTTATCACCGTTAGATCACTGGTTAAAAGAACAGAAACACATTAAGCATTTATTTAGATATATGGACGATATAGTCATTTTTGGAAGTTCAAAAGAAGAACTTCATAATTTAAGAATTGAAATGACTTCATTTATGCAATCTAAATTAAAACTGGAAATGAAAGATAATTATCAAGTCTTTCCAACTTATGTTAGGGGTGTTGATTTTGTTGGTTATCGTATCTTTTTGGATTATGTGTTATTAAGAAAATCAACTTGTATTAATTTCAAAAGGAAAATGAATGAAATTAATAAAAAGCGGTTACGTGGTGAAATTATAAGCTATTCTGATTACTGCTCATTCAATTCCTATAAAGGTATTTTGAAACACTGTAATTCATACAGGCTTATTGAGAAATACATGAAACCTTTAGAAAAATACGTTGATTCATATTATAAATTTTATATAAAGAAAGGTGGAAATTTGACATGATCAATCATGGAAAAGTAAGAAGTACAGAAAAACCAGAAAATATATTAATTGATGAAAAAAGTGTTTGGGTTCATACAAATATAGAACCTATATGTGAAACAATTGATGAACATGAATTTAATGGTTATGAATATGATATGATTCAGTATGATAAAGATGAATATATCAAATACATTACTGAAAATCAAAATCAGCAGATTACAGATGTTCAATTAGCATTAGTTGAGATCTATGAAAGTATGGGGGTATAAACTATGGCAAAGGTTTATTATGAATTGATCATCAAAGGTTTAAAGACAATTGATGATGTTCCAGAGAAATTAAAGGAACAGGTTCAAGAACTATTGGATAGTGATTCTAATGATAATTAGAATTTTACTATATATTCTACTTCACATGAAAGGGGTGAAAGAAATGGCTGTAATCTATGCAACTTTGATTGTCAAGGGAAAGAAAACATTTGATCAAGTTCCAGACAAAATCAAAGAACAGGTGAAAGAAGTGCTAATTGATTTGGAAGTACCAGAATTAGCAGAATAAAAAGGGCTTATTTTTAAGCCTTTTTTATTTTTAGAAAGGAGCAAATAAAAATGGATATGATTGAAATTATAAAAACAGTTTTAATGATTATTTTTGGTGGATTAGCTATTTATTTCAAGTGCAATGTAAATTTACAAAAGAAAATCACTGAAATTTCAGCTAAAGCCATTGTTTTTATCAAAGATGCAGAAGAAATATATGCTGACGGAACAAAACAAGGCGGTCAACGTTTTGAATGGGTGGTAAATGAATTATATAAATTGATTCCATCACCATTTAATAAGATTATTACAAAATCAATGATTGCTGAAATTGTTCAGTCAACATTTGATGAAATCAAAGAATATACAAAAATTAAATTAGATAAATTAACAGATACAAAAGAAAATTAGGAAGGGTGACTATATGAAAGAATTATTAATGACAACATATACGATTTCCCTTCCTATTATTTTAGGCTATATCGTATGGATTCTAAAAGAACAGAAAAAATCACGTGATGCAAACTGTGAAGGTACTAAATGTTTGCTAAGGGTTAAATTAATTGAATATCATGACCGTTACATGATGGAAAAATCAATTCCATCATATGCACTTGATAACTGGGTTGAAATGTACAGTGCTTATGAAGGTTTAGGCGGTAATGGTATGGTTAAGGGAATGAATGAAGAAATTCATAGATTACCAATCAAATAA